CTATAATTTTTCACTTCTAACCCACTCTTCATAAACGTGCTCAGGCCATCCCAAAAATGTACCGCCTTTCGTTCTTTCTGGTTTAGGGAACTCGTTTCGCTTAGCGTACATCCTCCAAATTGTAGATTTGCTTTTGCCTGTTAGTTGTGTCATTTCCTTCCATTGGATATATCGCGTTGCCTTTCTAATCACTCCGCACCTCCTTTTCTATACCCGTTCATTAATATTTCTGCAGCAACTTCTGCTGGAGTTCCTACCCACATAGCCTCATCAATAATGTCAGCTAATTCCCACTTACTCAGCTCTTCTATTGTTGTTGGTTGTGAGTCACTTGGAAAATTGTAATATTCACATTCTGCACCGCGCCTAACAGCCATCTCAATAATCTCCTCTATCGTGAAGTCTGTTTTCTGGTAGCCAGCATCCCAAACCATATCGACAACTGAAAGCGGATCACCCCATGCGTCTTTAATAATTTGTACAAGGTTAAAATCAAGCGTTGTCATAATATTCTCCCTTTGACCTTGCCACAGTGAGCGCATTGCATCATGAGTTTTTTACCTCTCATGTATACGTCACCGAATTCATCTGATCGGGTATAATCATATGCAGCGATAAGAATCCATTGGTGCATGCCAAATAAACACTTCCAGTTTCGGGTATCTTTAATTTCGCTCATCTCAAAGCTCCTCGATCAGAATACTCCCGATAAAACCAGCCCATATACCTAGAGCGAATATTGCAGCTTTGGGCATTCCTGACTCCACAGCAATAACCGCAGTGAGCATGAATGCCATCGTGTAGATAATAAATCGCTTAGATATACTCATTGCCCGCCTCCATTAGCTTTTCAAGCTTCGTCACCAATTCATACATTTCACTTTTGTATTGGCGCACTTTTGTTAATTCGCTCATGCGGCTGTTTATCTGAATCAGCTCATCATCAATTTTTACCAGCTCAGCGCGTAATTGCTTGCTGTTTGGCACGTTCATCGTTCCGTTTGAAACGGAGGCATGCTGTTCTGGTGTAAGGTGATTTTTCTCACCTTTAGGTTCCGGTGCTAAAGGGCGGATTTCTGCCATTTTATTTTTGATGTGAGTTTGTTCTAAAAGTAGGGAATTCCCGTCATTAGCCACATTTTGTAAAAGGGGGGATTTCTCCTCTTTAGCGTCAACCCACTGATAAACTTTTAAGCCGTTTTTAACTAAGCTAATCACATTTCCATTTTTGATATCAGTTTTTAAACGGCCACCAATGTTATTAGCCGAATCTCCCGTTGCTTTGGCTAATTCAGCAGCCGTCATAGCCTGTGTGCTTTGCTGTAAAACCTCTCTTAAGATTTCAATCTTAGGACGCTCATCGCTAGCCTGACATGAAAATTTTGAAGCAATAGGGCTCTTAATTGTTTTTGGTTCTGGCTGATTAGTAAGCTGATACAATCCATTGACCAGCTTTACCGTACCTTTTCGCATTTGATTGGTAATCATTGCATTAACAATTTGGGCGCTTTGATCCATGTGCAGGGCCAATGTGTCGATATCACATGGACCGACTTCTTCAAGAGCATCGATAATTAATGGGTTATTACTCATCACTCACCTTTCTTACTCGTTTCTGTTTTCTCTTTTTTGTATTTGGGATCAACCTAGGTTCACAAACTTGTGGTGCTGGTGGCAAAGGAGGGCATACGCCCATCCTGATATAAAAACGCTGCCTGATGCCGTGAATAATTCGAGCAGTCCAATCACAACCATCATCCACATAGTGAGTGACTCGAACTATCACATCATCGTAATCAACCATTTCATGTTCAGTGGTATCTTGTTCAATCACTTGCTTTCCTCCGAACAAATGATTTTGTATGCTCTTAAAACGTGGCTTGCTTTGCCGTAAATCGTCGTCACTCGAAAAAAGAAACCTGTTGATGATTCTTGAACTGGTGTCCATAGTTTTACTGTGTCGACAATGCGATTCAGTTTTCGGCGCTCGGTAATGAAAGACAGAATCACTACTTTGGCTGTGTTTCCTGTTTTGCTGGTGACATATTCAATTTTCATTTTTCACCATCCTTAGTGCATCGTTGGCATTGCAGGGAAAATCCCCTCTGATTGCAGTGCACGGATATAATCATCGTGAAGAATGCAAAGACCTTCGCGTCCTTTGGCTGATAGGCGAGGTCCACATTCAAGTGAGATATCAAGAAAATCGACATACATTCGAACAGTAAAATCAGCCCATAGTGCTTTCCCGAACGTTTCAACCATGATCCGTTCTAGATTTTCACTTAGTGCAAGGCGTAGAGGAGCAGGGTAAATACTTAGTGACGATTTACCGTTGCTATAGATGGTTGCCAAATCAAAACCGCCGTTACCATTTGGCACTTTAATCGTGCCATTTTTTTCCTGTTGTTCTCGGATAAAGCAAGCCACGACTACCCAACGCCAAACTGAAACTCTTTGTTCTAGTGTCAGTGTGTCGGGTTCATCGGCTAATTTACCCATCACGGCAGCCGCCAAATGCAAGCCTTTCAGGAGTTCTTCGTCGTAGTGGCCACACTCAAGCGCATTAACCGCATCAGAATAAGTAATTAAAGTGCCATCGTCGGCAACAACGCCATTACCTGCATCAGTAAAATAAGCCATTATTTAGCCTCCGTTGTTGATGTTTTACGCTGATTCCAGACGCGAACGGCTGTATCTTGATAATCTTCGGGTTGCGTGGCACCACAGCAATCACAATGGATCACAAACATATCTTCGCCGTCCCAACTGGAATAATTCAGTTCAACTTCATCATTGCCGCAGAATGGACAGGGAAGTAGCTTAATTTGGTCTTTTGGTGGGCATAGGTTAATCTCTGCTAAAGTGCTCTCACCAAAACCAACAGGAACAACAGAATAAAGGGTGTGATTGGTTGATTTGGTATCCGTATCAGCAAGCATTTCTTCTGATTTTTCGATAGCATCAGAAACGCCGAGCGCATGAATTTCCATTGATAATGCGTGGCGGTGTCCACAAGGGTAATCACTTAAATAAGTCACTAAGTATTTGTTCATGTCCATTATTTAATCTCCGGTGTATAAATTGCTTTATTGTGTGAAAACTCACCGTTCCATGTCTTTTTCATTGGTAGCTCACCCTTCATGTAGAGTTGGTATAAACGGTGGCAACCTTTTTCCAGCAGAACTGGAGTGAACTTGATAATTTCATCCAAGCTTCTTGTTTTTATTTTGGTTTCTTCCTCGGTGAGATATTTATCTCGAGCGTATGAGGTAACTCGCCATTTTGGTTTTTTCTCCGGATCTCGGCGTGAGTTGTATACCCAGTTTCGCTCTGATGCCCACTGCATTATCTTGTGAACATTTACGCCGTTAAGAGACTTACAAAATGAAGTTAAGGTCATTCCTTTAGTGAGGTGTTTTTCAAGGCTTTCCACTGTTGCGCTAAGGTGTTTATTTTCGAGTTGAAAGGCTTCAGCGCGGTTTTCAGCTTCAATTACCATCAGTGCAAGTTGCTTTCGACTAATTGCTGTCGGGCTGACTAACCCTGACTCTAAAGCGTGCCAACGGTCAATAATTGCCGCGCGGCGAACTACGTCATAGCCCGAAATAAGAATTTCAGTATGTCGACGGTCTAGTTTGATTTCTGACACATAACCGCGGTAATCAATGATGGCAATTACACCCTCAACTAATGTAACTTCTTGATTTTTCTTATGACGCAAATTTGCGTTATCTTTTGTCACGTTATATAGCTGTTCAATCATTACCCAAATGTCGCGAATAACATCTGTATGTCGCTTTTCTGTAAGATCCGCGATTTCTAGGCTACTCATCATTGGTTGGTGATTTTGTGTGATTAATTCGTTCATAGTTAAGCCTTCTCAATGTTAATTTTCATTCGTTTCGCATAACGACGCATTGAGCGGTTAAGCGGCATTTTGATAGTGTCAGGCCCTATCTGGTATTGATTGGTGAACGTTTTGCAATTCAAGTAACTTTGTCTCTCGTTACGCTCCATTTGCATAGCTTGAGCCGCGTTCATTCCCCGAAAACCTTGTGCAGTTTTGCTTAATCGGTTTTTGCTCATAAATAATCCTCTGTCACTTTAACTTTTGCCTTAGATAAACAACGGGCAGCTGCTGCCTTGCTTTCCTTTTCTTGATAACTCAAACCATCAGAACTGCCGGGGATTGAAATAGAAAAGGCTTGGTTGTATTTATCTGCAGCACGGCGATATAATTTCTTTGCTTCTAGCTCTTTCCCTTCATTCATTAATTGGTCAAATCTCGTCATATACATACGGCTCCCCATTTAAATAAGCAGGCATATATTTTGTAATTACATTGATTAATAATTTTCCTAGTTCGGTTATGTTTCCGTATTTCGTATAAAGTAATGCGTAAGTATCGTATATATCCTTGTCTGAATACTTACAGCGATGCTTGCAATCCAACTCCTCATATACATCACGAAAGAAATTATTAAGGTTTTCGTTAGTTAATGTGATTATGACTTCTTCATTGTTAACGACTGCTTTAAATTGGGGCTTTTTACCTTCATGTTTAAAGTAATCTAATAGACAGTTGATGTAAGTCATTCTCCTTTTGCCTATTAATAGTTTATATTCCATTTAATTATTCCTAAGTTTAGATAAAGGGATTCCCTCAGCGTTGACGCTGATTTAAATTTAATTTGGTTATTTAATTATAAGTTTTGAGCAGCCATTAATTTTTTATATACTTCATTAGCTACGATATCTGCATCTTTGCATTTATCTTTTGCTTTTTTGTATTCCATTTCAAGGCGTTTAATTTCGCGTTCTTTTTTCAGCTTTTCGCTTAGCTCAGCATATTTAGCTTCTTTACGCTCCATGAAATGCTCAGTTGGCTCACCTCGTTTGTGAGCGATAGTACCGTTTTCAAGGGTAATATGTTCATCTTCATAGTTTGTTTCAATACCTTTTTCACGGAACTCACGTTCTGTTAGGATGCTAGATAATTTATTGAGAGCTGCACGCTCACTGAGATATGCACGTTTGGCGCCATTAATAATATACACGGGGCGCTCAACGACCTGAATTTCAAATCCTGTTGCTAATTCAATTGCTTTAACCATGACTTTATTTCCTTAAGTTTAAAAATGCGATAATTCGCTCTTTCATTTTTGGTAATTGATTCATTATTTCTTTAGCTTCACTTGATGCGTTTTCATATTCGAAAAATGAATTTACTAATTGATAATCACCATCTACCAGTTTATATATCTTGCACTCCCATTCACCGTGATGTTGCCAAAATTCATCAATGTATTTAGGGGGGGGGACATTGTTCATTTTACAAATAGTCATTGCGTTATAAGCTGTATTATTCATAATTAATCCGTTTTCATTGTGTGCTCTATTCCTGCCAAGGTCGCGCTAGTCATTAAATCAATTTCATTAAGCAACCCAATAAATCTACCTGCCTCTTTAGGATAGGTTGTGAATAGCTTATTTAACAACGGCTGCATTTCTAATTTTAATTCTCTGGTATACCTTTGAGCGCATGATGCGGTTTTATGTAAATTAGAATACTTACTATCGGTAGAAGGTGAATATATGGCTAAATCACTCATGATTATTCTCCTTTTTTAATTCACTTCTTTCAAACCAAGATGGACGATGTAAATGAGACATCCAAGATTGAACTTTAAATAAAATATCATGGTCATTTATTAGCTCAGGGAAAACAGTTTCCATCAAGTGGATCAATAATGCATCGTGCTCTAAAAGTCGGCGCTGTGATTTATTTTTAGCTAAACTGATATCTACATTCTGAATTATTAAATTTGCCTGTTCGCAAATATCATTGTGAGTTTCAATGCTGGTATTATCACAATCATATTCACATGTTTTTTTTGCATCGTTTTCTAATTTAATTTCGTGTGACATGTCACGACTCCTGCTGGTATTTGTGATCCCAGTGATAAAACACAATCACGAACAAGCTGTAATTTTGCTGATTTCAAATCTGTTGCATAAACCTCTTTGCGTTCGGCTTTAGCCTGCGGGTCACTACGCTTTACAGCAAAGAAACAGAACTTAAATAGACCTGTACGGATATCAGGTTTAAGTACATCGGTATTTGACGCATAATGTATAGTCGGCATTTTTTACACCTTATCATTTTGAGTTAAATTTTTAGCTGGTAGCATTTCGCCTTCACCGAGCATGAGCCACCTTAGATTTACACCTAAAGCTTCAGATAAAACTGCTCCTCGCCCAATTCCCACGCCTTTTACTCGATCAGTAGCCAATGCACTAATTGTGCTTTGGGATACACCAATCTGTTTTGCTAAATCCGCCTGCGTCATTCCAGAGTGCGCAAGAGCTAGGCGCAGACGTGCGGAGAAGGAGTTTTGGTGTGATATCTCGGACTTATCAATTTTGGTTACTTCATTTGTTTTGTTTGCAAATCCTAAAGAAGCCTTAGCCGAATATTGTTTTGCAAGATCAATTATGGCAATCCCCATCTCGCTTATCTCATCATTTGTAGTACTGGATAATAGAAGTCCTGCTTCCAACATGATTTCTATGTTATTCAAGGCGTCATAAGGGTTTAATGGGAAACCTAAAAAATTGTTCATGTTATCCTCTATCTTTATCGTTTTACCGATTTTTAGGATATCATTTTTTTATAATGTGTCAATCGGTTTTCCGATTTTTTTGTTTTTAGTATAAAGATGAAGTATCTGAGAGTTTGGTTAGTTTTAGACAACAAAAAAAACCCACCGGAGTGGGTTAGTTTGAATATTAATAAATTAAAGCCTACTATCCATTTTTTTATCATTAAGCAGTTTGTAAAGTTTATTCACAAAGGAAACGTTACTTAAAATCACACTAAAAATACAATAAATCTGTATACAAACTAAAATAAATGTATACATTACGCCTAACATTTTGAAAAAATTAAAGTTATCAATGTAAAAACTGCTTCCTTTGATAAAAAGAACCAATAAGTAAAACACTAAAACACCAATCAAAACAATAGCTGACAAGGCAATTGTAGTGATTAGGCTCTCCATTTTTTTGGTTTCCGTTTTACTATCAAAAAAATCATTTTCTCTGTTGTTAATAATTTCCGTTATCAGTTTGGGATACAAGTACCCAACCCAAACTCCCACTATAGCAAAAATTATTGAAGATACATTTTGCAGAACCGACATGATGTTAGTGACATTATTATAAGTTATATTTTCCGCTAAAAAGTAAGACATGCCTGACACTAATAATATTAGCATCATGATTACCCATGTAATCCATCTCTTAAAAATTAGCCTTATCACTTTTAACATTTTAACCCACTCCCGAGCTTGTTCTTGCACGCCCACTATCATCGTTAGCAGCATCTGATGAATCTTGGTCTTCAATTAATCCAGCGATAAATCTATCCCTATGCTTACTTATTTCATTAGCTAGCGAGACAGCAGATATATGTTTTTTACTAGCAGCTGAATAGGATATAGTAAATGAATCTCTTAGCACATATTCATTAAACCACTTTGTTTCACTTTGCTTACCTCCCTCCTTAAATCCAATATTATCCCATGATGACTTTATTGGGAATCCATCATCATAAAACTCTAAAATACTATTCAGCTCAGCTTGAGTTGGGGTTTCTTCAATTAAAAGTTCAATTCTTTTTTCTTTTGTTGTGGCTGGCTTGTCTTCCTTTGTCATTGAAAAACCATCAAATAACTTAGTAAAAAACGATCTTTCATCACGCTCAGATGTACTTATCGTATTGCGATACACAATATGAGTAATATTCCCCCTAATCCGCTGCAATGTTTCCCTATTTGCTTTTTTCATGAACATCTTATAATCAAATAAAAACTGTGTTCGAAACTTGCCGTCATCAGAAGAAAAAGTAACCCGATCAAAGATAAAGTCTTTCCCACCAACGCTCTCTCTTTTGTTTTTTGATATTTTCTTACCAGAGAAGCTCATTCTATAATTAACAAAATCTTTAATATACGATGCAAACAGGTATGTGTCTGTACTTGAATGAGGAAATTTGATGGCAACAAATTTATTTAAACTCGTAATGTACCAATAATAACAAGGCTTACCCCAGATATACTTTTTGCCCTCTTTGCCGTCAGAAGTTAGTAAGGCTACGGTATCTGAATCACTATCAACTGGGCTATTAACGTCAACTCCCAGTATGTTGCCATTGCCATCTTCCTCGGACTTCCATAAGACAAAGAAATAATCACCTGTAGTGGGGCATTTATAGGCATTCCTACAATAAATTTTTTCCTCAATCGAGTATCATCTTTTGTTGGTAGGGTGTTTTCAAATCGATTAGCGTTAACCCATGAAATAAGCTCAGAAAGAAAGTAGTTCGGTGTGTATCGAGGATCAATATCTCCTCCATTACAGCCATATATCCCCATCTTCTCAACATCAAAGTATGTTAATCTTCCAAGTTCTTCTGACATTAGAATTCATCTCATAAGTAAAATTTTTTTATCATTTTATATAATGATCAGATACCAATCATCTGTGAATAAAAACACTGGTTTTATAAACATGGGGTATATGTAGCTGCAACAATAAGCTTTGTATGTAAATACAGTGTATCTTGTTTTTTGGGGGGCTCAAGAGATATTCTTTTAGTTATTCGTCTATCTTCGGACAAGATTGAAATTACCGCTTTCAGAAAACAACAAAGGGCTGGAATGCCCTGAGTTTGAGAAATATAAATTATTCAAAGGAATTTATGCGAAACGTCGCAATTTCATTGGCCAGCTAACTATTACCTTCCCGTCAATAAAAAGTTGATCTTCTTCTGTTTCGTCTATTTGCCATTCCTTGTAAGCAGGATTGTCTGATAATACAACAAGGTGGTTTTTTATTTTTTGGAGTCTTTTAATGTGTGAAGAATTTCCAAAAGTGAATGCATACACGCCGTCTCCCTCGAACTTTTTTACTGTGATATCAATAAAAACTAAATCTTCAGGATCTATGGTTCCTAGCATACTATCACCTTGCGCATTTATTGCTTTTACTGATGATGAAGGCCTTCCTCCAAAAGTGCTTAATGCGAATTCTGGTTCTAAAGATATAGAGCGTATTATATCTGGGAAATCGGAGTTGTAGCTCCCTGGTCCACAACTATATGCTAGATCCATTAAATCAACAGTATATGAATCTTTGGTTACATGGTTATGTTCATAAGTATTAGTTAACTGCTCTACAGAATACTGCTCGCTAGAAATCATAGGCCCCTCTCCAGAAGCTAACCATTCGGCACTCACTCCTAATACCTTTGCTATCTCAACTGTCTTTCTAGATCCAGACGCTTTGTTGAGTAATTGATTTATGCTCGACTGGGCCATACCTACAGCCTTGGCTAACGCGCCCTGTGTGTATCCTGCATTTTTCATTGCAACATTTAGCCTATCTGAAAAGCTCATTTTTACCCCCTTCATGATTTTAATATATTTTATCGCTTTCCCGATAATTATTCAATGGAATATAGGCCTATCTATGGACAAACGCTTTACCGATTTATATTATAGGTTTAATAGGAGAACCGATAATGAAAAATAAAGCAATAGAGAAAGCGATCTCAATCGTTGGTAGTCAACAACTCTTGGCGAAGAGATGTGGACGTTCTCAGCCTACGGTTTGTGATTGGTTGTATGGAAAAAACAAGGTACCAGTTGAGTGCGTCCTAAGAATTGTTTTTGCAACAGATGGAGCAGTAAAAGCTCACGAGATCCGTCCTGATTTGCCTGATTTGTTCCCTCACCCAAAGGGTAAATCACATGCACCAGATACACAACATACCGAGGTGGAATAATGTTTTTCGGGGAGATTATCAATGAATAAGCTCACACCAACCGATGCGGTTAACCAGATCGGTAAACTAAATTTGTCTGGGAATGTCATTCCTTCAAGTTGGTGGCAACACATTAAATTACCTAGCGGTAAGCCTGATTCTACAGCCATTATTTTACTATCTGATATTGTCTACTGGTATCGCCCATCTGAGATTAGAGATGAGGTAACTGGTGAGCTTATGGGATGGCGCAAGCGTTTCCATGGCGACAAGTTGCAGCGTAGTTATCAGGCATTTGCTAATCAATTTGGGTTTTCAAAACGAGAAGCTACGGATGCTCTGAAGAGACTGCGAGCAGCAGGATTAATTACACTGGAATTGCGAACAGTTACCACTCCAGAAGGAACGACGCTGAATAATGTTCTGTACGTTGAAGTTGTTCCCGAAGCTATTTATGCCATCACGAATGATGCTTCAAAGCTGGTGGATGAAGATGCAAAAAATGGAATACCTGTTACATCTGAACGTAACACCTCTTACGTTGAAACGGAACCCCTATTACGTTCTGACGTAAGTGCACCTACGTTGAAAAGTGATACATATACAGAGATTACTACAGAGATTACTACAGAGAATATTTATAACCGCGAAAACGCGGCTAACAAAAAATCTCAGCCGTCACCCAAAAAAACTAAAACCAAAAAACACACCATGCCAGAGGACTTTGCCCCAACGGAAAAGCATCAGGAGCTGGCTCGTGAGTTAGGTGTTGACTTGCAGGAAGAATTTTTGAAATTCCGCGACCATCACGGCAGTAAGGGATCCACCTACGCTAATTGGAGTTTAGCGTTAAATACATGGCTTCGTAATGCCAAAACTTTCCAGCGAGGTCAGCAAAGCACGAAAACACAGCCTCGACGCCCTGCAGGTGGATTAATTCATCTTGGGGATGGGATCTATATCCGCGACGAATAGCAGGGGTTGATACGGGTTTGCAGGCTTGGTTTTAAGGATTTTGATATGACATTGAATGAGTTATCAGAGAAATTATGGGACAATGTTGAACGGGTGGCTAAGTATTTGCTGCCACCACCTAATGCGCGTTTAGATGGGCAGGAGTGGGTTGCTGGAAATGTCCACGGTGAAGCAGGGAAAAGTTTAAAGATCAACTTAGCAGGCAAAAGAGTTTGGTCTGATTTTGCTACAGGGGAGGGTGGTGACCTGCTCGATTTGTGGGTGCTTGTTCGTAATTGCAGTTTGCATCAAGCGATGGCGGAAGCTAAACAATTTCTCGGTATTCACGATACAAATCACCATTTTGCAGCCAAGCAAAAAAAGGCATTTTCAAAACCTGATCGCAAGGTGCTCGCAAAGCATGTTCGTAAGACAACGAACTGTTTCGAATATCTAGAAGGGCGAGGCATTAGCAAGGCAACCGCAGAAGCTTTTGGCGTCTGTGATGCTGTCGTCTGGTCGCATGATGAAAATCGCGAGCTTCCTGCAATTGCATTCCCGTACAAGCGAGACGGTGAGTTATTGCAAGTAAAGCGCATCGGTATTGAGCGTCCGAATGGGAAAAAAGTCATCATGGCTGAGGCTAACTGTGAGCCTTGCCTATTTGGTTGGCAGGCAATGCCAAATAATGCCAGAGTTTTGATTTTGTGCGAAGGTGAAATTGATTGCATGAGCTATCACCAGTACGGACTACCAGCTCTGTCGGTGCCATTCGGAGGCGGAAAGGGCGCAAAACAGCAGTGGATTGAATTTGAATACCACAACCTAGATCGCTTTACCGAAATTTGGTTATCACTTGATAATGATGAAGTCGGGCAGATCGCCGCAAAAGAAATCGCCAGTCGATTGGGTGAGCATCGTTGTCGCATGCTTAAGTTGCCGAAAAAGGACATCAATGAATGCCTACAGGCAGGCATGACCGAAGATGAGTTATTTCGCTACATTGAAACAGCGGCATATTTCGATCCCGAGGAACTCTATAGCGCTCGAGAGTTTTATCAAGATGCTGTTGATGCGTTTTACGGAAAAGAACAATATTTGTTCAGAACGCCGTGGGAGCCGCTCAATTATAACTTTAGCTTCCGAGAGGCTGAGTTAACTGTTATCAACGGGGTTAATGGTCATGGCAAAACGGAAGTTGTTGGGCATATCATGCTTGAGGCTATGCGCCAGCAAACTCGTGTCTGCGTAGCATCCTTAGAGCTTAAGCCAGGTCAGTTATTAAAGCGATTAATAAGACAAACCACGTGCTCTGAAAAGCCACCGATAATGGAAATAGATGCCTCGTTTGGGTTTTATGATGATCGTCTTTGGGTGTTTGGTTTAACTGGTACAGCCAAAGCGGAGCGCTTACTTGAGATATTCGAATATGCTCATCGTCGATACGGTGTAAAACTGTTTGTCATTGACAGTTTGATGAAGTGCGGTATTGGGGAAGAAGACTACAACGGGCAAAAAGCCTTTGTTGATGCGCTGTGTGATTTTAAAAACAAAACTAACAGCCATGTCATTTTAGTCACTCATAGCCGTAAATCTGATAGCGAAGAAAAGCCCACAGGAAAGATGGACGTCAAAGGCACAGGGGCAATTACTGACCTCACGGATAATTTGATGATTATTTGGCGCAACAAGGCTCGTGAGCGAGTAGTTCAAAAAAAGAGTCTGGAGTCATGCTCACAGACAAAGATCTTGAAAAAACTAGAGATGTCAGCCTCAACGCTATTTATTGAAAAACAACGAAATGGCGAGGGATGGGAGGGGGCAATTGGGTTGTATTTAAACAAACGTTCACACCAATTTTTAACTCAAGAGGATGCTGACCCTTATAACTACATCAGTAACATGCCTGCCTCTCACTATGATGAGGATTGGCGAGCGATGTATGTAACTGAGCGCTGAGAGGTGGCTTAATGAAACTCGAAAATGCACTGAAAAACTTTCACCCTAAGTCACCGACATTTGGCAATGTAGCAGGTTGCACCTCTCCTGACCGAATAACGGGAACGGATATCATGGCTGCTATGGGGATGATTGAATCACAAGCTAAGTTCGGCATGACGGCTTTTCTGGCTAAAAATGATGTCAGCGAAGATGATAAATTTTCGACCGTGGAAGCCCTGACTCAATATGCACTTAAAGTAGCGCCTAAACTAGTTCGCAAAGCTGCGGGTAAGAAACTGGGTTACTGTTTAATTGTTCTGGCCAAGATGGCATTTGAAGATTATGCCCGTTCAGCTGGTTCAGTTTGTCAGTGTTCAGTATGTAACGGGAAAGGGTTGATCTACAAAATGAAAGATGTTGTCAAACATCCCGGCATAACTACTCTTGAAGGCGAAACGATTGTTGATCCAAATATCAGAGAGGAATTGGTAGGTGAGCTATGTGTTTCTTGCAATGGCAAAGGTCAAATCACACACCGTTGTCGCTGCAAAGGACGCGGCAAGGTATTGGATGAGGCACAAACTAAATTACAGGGCGTTCCCGCATTTAAAGATTGTCCTCGTTGCGCTGGTAAGGGGTTCAACCGTGTGCCGTCGTCTGTGGCATATAATGCAATAAGACATTTAGTACCCGACCTTAACGAAAGAACATGGCGTAGAAATTGGAAGCCGTTCTATGAAAAATTAACAAGTAAGTGTTTTATTGAAGAAAGCATAGCAGAGCAAGCATTTAGTAAAGTGACAAAGTAGGACAACCAAATAAACTAAACGGGTAAGCTTGAATTTTGTCCGAAATTGGCTTATTATCTTCCAATAATGGGATTTCTATACCTAGTCGCATTAAACAAATTCAAGGCCTCGCTTTGGCGGGGTTTTTTGTTACCGAAACAGTGCCCCTCATAACCTCTACGCAGAACGGAGAAATCTGGTTTGCGATACGTTTGGGGCTTTCGATGTACCCTTATGGGGCTTGAAGACCACACCACCCGCTCGCAGGCAATAGTTGCTACCTGTACAGTGGCTTGGTGTGGCAACCTAATTTAGACAAAAGAAAATCCGCAACACCACATTACAGTTGATCTTTTGACTAAATACACACTCTTCATTCTGGAGAGTTGTGTGATTAGGGACACCAGATGATGTTTTGGTCGACGGATATCTGGTGTCCCTTTCTTAATTTAGAGGTTTATATGCTTGATGAATTCGAGTGAGCATAAAAAAGCCACCATCTTAAAAAACTGGTGGCGAATGAGTGGTACTACAAAATAATATAAGAGGTTTCTATTGTAACCATCTAATTTAAAAAAAGAAACAAACTTTATCTGATGCTCTGTTTATAACTGGCTGATATTGTTCCGTTATCGGAATTTCGATATCGCCAGTTCAACCTGTAAGTAATCCTTACAAGCTCAACTCTCCGGAATTTCCGGATGGTTCACATTCAACAGGTCGCCTAGTGCGGCCTTTTTCGTATACAGACGCCACAGAATCACTACTATCACTCACTTTCACTGAGCGTCTGTGCGCGGCTTTCTATTTAAGAGAGGTAGTTATGAGCAATCAACATTTAGAATCAGCGATCAGTGAATTATCAGCACGAGTAACAGCATTAGAGCTTGCATCACATCAACAAGGCGAGGTTATCTCCACCTTAAGCGATAGAATGGGTAAATCGCCAGAAGGTGGAGATGATGTTATTTTTGTAGATAAATTAACAGCACCTCCAATGAAGCTCCGTTCTTAGTAATTACAATTGAACAAACTTACCTTGTTCTTGAGCATTCCCTTTTAATTGCTCAGCAAGGAATTTTAGTTTTTCTTTTACGCTATCATCAAACCCTTGATGGTCAGCCATTGCCACAATTAAATCGGCGAGCATAACTGCATTATCACGTGGAATTACACATCCGAGATATCCGAATGCAATTCGAAGTGCTGCAACTTCATCTTGTATTTCTCTAAGTGTTTTATCTTTTTCAGTAATCGTCATAAAAGTCCTCACACCGAAGTTAATCAGCCATCGCTTCGGTAAGTTACATAGGGCTGAACATTTAACTTATCTCAAATGCTGATTAAATTCATTAATCCAAATCCGGTCACCTAATGGTGGCTTTCTATTAACTAATCAGGACTACATATATGCAAGAGCCGTTAACAGGCACAGCAACCGCCTCGTTAGCGGGTGTCTCTATTGTAGGTCTCTATTCAGGTATGGACGCAGGCGTTGTAATCGGTGCGTTCGCAGGGGCGGTGATATTTGTATTGTCTGCTCATGATATCCGGCTGTTAAAGCGATGGGCGTATTTCACGGTTGCATTTGCGATTGGGATATTAGGCGCTGATTTCATGTCGTCACTACTGAGTGGCATTATCGGAGATAGAGAGGTTGATCGCTCTGTTGGTGCTATGTTCTCATCGGCTGGTTTGGTTGGCGTATTGGTAACAATATCTAAACCCGGTGCTCTCACAGACAGTATCAACAACGTTATTAACAACCTGATAGATAAATTCAGAGGAGGTGGAAGATGACCATCTCAATGTTTTGGATTTACGTCAATTTTTTCTCATGCTTATTCGCTGTTATTCGTCTTGTTAACTATGAGCGTAATGGCGCTAAATACAAATTCTTTCCGTCACTTATAGCATGGGTTCTCATTGTTATGCTTGGTTCTATCCCGCTACGCATATTAACGAATGACTACGCCCATGCAGATCCATTTGAAGTCGGAATCAATATCACGCTATGCGCACTAATAATTCTTAGTCGTGGGAACGTGATGCAAATATTTAGAGGGGTTAGTAAAAATGACACTCGGTGAGAAACAACGAAAATTCACCCGCATGATTGCGGACTTAATTATCTTTGCCTACGACAACGGATATGAACTGACATTTTCAGAAGCATACCGAACACCAGAGCAAGCGGCATTGAATGCTAAATCGGGTTCAGGCATTAAAAACAGCCTACACACTCAGCGGTTAGCCGTGGACTTCAACCTATTTAAAGACGGTAAATATCTAACAGCATCAAGTGACCATAAGTTGCTAGGTGAATACTGGGAATCTATCGGCGGTACGTGGGGCGGTCGTTTCAATGACGGCAATCATTACTCGTTAGAACACAATGGCGTGAAGTGATATGAAACTGAGCGAAACAATAGTTTCCGTTGGTATTATCTTGGCAATGACCCTTTGTGTAGCGTGGCAGGGTAACCGGATTGATAAGCTAAAAATTTCAAATGCTGAATTAACTAGCCAACTCTCTCAGCAGGTAGAAATCAACAAAGACTATGAAAAGCGCATTAACTCCCTTCATGAACTCGACACCAAACACACAACGGAACTCACAAATGCAAAAGCTGAAATTGACCAGTTACGTATTGCTGCTGAGCGTAATCCTGAGCGGGTGTACATCAGAGCCAGTTGTCCGAAAGGCGAAACCAATTCAACCTCCGGCATGGATGATGCAACCACCGCCAGACCTACTGACTCCGCTGTCAGAAATTATTGGTTACTCAGAAACAGAATTGCAGAGTCAGAGCAGATGATTAAGGGGTTGCAAGACTACATTAGAACGGAGTGTTTACAATAAGTTAAAAGAATTCTGCAAGCTTACTTAAGGCTTTTATGGCTGAAATTGCCACATCCTTATTGGGGTCCTTGCACAACTCAATAAGCCTAGAAATAGCAGTTTGCTGTTCAATCGTTGCCTTGTAATCTCCGAGAGCGGTGATTGCGGCTATTTTAACATCGTCATTACCTCTATTTGTTAATTCAACGAGTGTATGAATTATATTATTTTCCATATAACTTACCTTCAAATCCATATTTGATTTCTCATTTTGATATATTAAATGGAATTAAAGAATATTTTCATTTATTTATTGAGCGCTAAATGAAATTAATTGTTATTTTAACTCGGAATATGCTTGGAATCTAACTTAAACGGGTAATGGATGTCACAGTGCTGGGATTTAGTTAAAGCAATGTGGGGGCTTGAACAACAACGACAGGTGATGAAATAAAAAAAAGCCCACACAGCGTTGGGCTAAGCTCATTTGTTGAACTAATGAATATCACATTAAATGTAGCTAATGAATTCAAAGTACGCAAGTAATTTATGATACTCACGCGAACCACGACTAAATAAAAAATAGCCTCTAGGGGGTAGAGGCTTAAAGGATCGGGAATGTCTATTAAGTTACTTCTTGCGATAGGTTGAATATACCCATCACAAGGTTATGTAACGAAAACAAAGGCAAAATAAAGTTACTTTTATTCAAAGTTTGTAATAAGTAGCAAGAGCAATGGATTGCAATCTAAATAGTCATTTGGTGAGTCATCACGTAGGTTACATTTTTCAATACAAAAAAAGACCTCCTAGAAATCAAGAGGTCGTCATTTAACTAACATGAAAAACAAATCAATTCACCTGCTGGGTGAGTATTAATAATAGCATAGTTCAGGATGTTTAATAATGTTTAATTTTGATGAGGCATAAATATGACAGCAAAAGTAGTATTAACGTCAGAACAAATCAAATCTCTTCATGAGTTTGCACAGGAAGAAGGGCAACCGTCTTACACTATTGAAGTAGGTACCATTTGTGATGGTGATGAAATTATTTATGAAGGCTTGATTGCTTATTCAGGCTCGGAAGAACATGGCGCTCTGCAACTAGAATAATTACGAGCGAAGCGCTGCGTTGTCGCTGTCTCATGTGTTAACTATGACCCAGATCCTTAACTCGGGTAGAGCATATTGAGAATCAAAAACAACGAATCCGGTATTTATTTATTGAGTAGTATTGATAGAGTTTTATATAAGTATTGGTTACTGCTAGTCTCGGAATTTACAAGATCCATATAAATAAACCTAGAATAATATTCCAAATAGCCATCAGTTAACCGCTGGTGGCTTTTTCATTTATGGAGACAATCATGTCAGATAAAAAAGAAATAGCCACTATGCACATAAAGATATCAGTCGATAGCACTGATTTAGATAAGCTAGAAGGACAATTAAAACGTATTGAAGGTCTGATGGTTAGCACTGGATTAAAACAGCAAGCTAAGCAAGGCTTCACAGCGGACATTGGTGTATTCAACCCTAAAGGGCGCTTAGAACCGGTGTTTACAGTTTCTCCTGGTGTAACTTACATAAATGAAGCGTGTATTGAGAAGGCCACACTAGAGAAGGTGATGCTACAAGCAGTAAAAGAAGGTGCCAAAAAAGGCGCAGAGCAAGCACGGGCTGAAATAACCACAGGCATTAATGATAATTGCGAGCAAGTATCTGCTGAGATGCTTCTTAAGTCTTCCGCTGAAATTACTGAAACAAGTAAGACCATCTCCCGTGAGCAGTCAGCATTCGAAAAGTTTAAGCAACAAGTAGAGTTTCGATTTAATGAGATACAGTCACAACTAACCAATATTCAATGCTCATCAGTCACCAGTGAGCAATCGATAGCGCAACACATTTCAGGGTTGAAACGTCAGCTTATTCAGCTAAACAAAGGGCTTGAAGAAATGCGACTGAAAGATAGCGCCAATACGGACTCTATCATCAGCTTAAGACAAGCTATGGAGCAACAAGAAAAGTCGATGGCTGAAGCTATAATCAAAACGGTTGCTACTGATCTGTGCCGCGGTGGTACTTTGTCGCGCATGTTATGAAGAAGCCAAATGTTTATGGCGGTCGATGGGCGAAGGTCAGGCTTAGCTATTTAGCCAAGCATCCCTTATGTGTGATGTGCCAAGAGCAAGGGCGCGTTACTGCCGCAACCGTCGTCGACCATATCATCCCTCACAGATTGAAGGATGCGCTTGATTCAGGTAACCCTGAGCAGATAGCCAAAGCTCAAAAGTTATTCTGGGATACCAACAACTACCAAAGTCTATGTGCACCACATCATAACTCCACTAAGCAACGGATGGAGAAGAGCGGTATTGTTATCGGCTGTCGTGAAGATGGCATACCGCTAGATCCTAATTCACATTGGAATAAGTAACATGAGTAATCAAAAGTTAGTCAAATTATCTAAGCTGTTTAAGAATGGTCGCTTTGTCGGTCATGCATTGAGTGTAGATGGACAGCTATTGAGTAACCAAACCTCGGTCATTCTACCACCTACTAATGGAACAACTGATTCGGTAGAGATTACGGTCACATTGACCTGCACGAATAACATGGTCACCGACGCTCCTGATATTCACTTGAAATAGTTTCATTATGAAATCATAACGGTAGGGGAGGGTAAAAAGTTCAAAACCTTTGCCCTGAATTACCGACCGCTAACCTTCGAAATAACGCTAACCCGATTTTTTCTTTTTTTACGAGGCACTAATGGCAGGAAAACGAAAGCGCTCCGACAGTGTGAGCGCTGAAATTCAAGCCATGCAAAATGCTGCCGCTGATACCATCGAACCGCCACGTCATGCAGGTTTGGAGAAAAAAGCGGAGCCATTTTGGCATGACAATATCCGCTCGAAAGCCCTAGACAGTTGGACACCATCTGACCTGTTGGCGGCGGTAGAATTAGCCAATAATCAGTTCTATATCACCGTTTTACGGCTTGATTTACGCAAAGAAGAGCGAATACGAGGTGAGGAGCGTAACGAAGCACTCATTAAGGATTTACGTAAACAGATAGTGGAGTTACAGCGCACCATTTTGGCTCAACGCCGCGATTTACAGATCCACTCTCACGCCACCAATGGTGAAAGTCGTGACCAACGAAAGCGAAATCAAAATGATGCGGTCGCGAGAAAAGCGCTGAGTGACCTGCGGGATGATGATTTGCTGGCCGTGCCCATGCACTAAGGAGGAACTATGACACGAGGTGAACGTGTTATCGCGTTTATTGAGCGTTACTGTATTGTTCCCGAGGGGGAGCTATTAGGCCAACCTATGCGGTTGGATGATTTCCAAAAGCGGTTTATTTTGGCGATTTATGATAACCCACATCGTACCGATAAAGCCTATTTAAGTATTGCCCGTAAGAATGGCAAAACGGGGTTAATTGCCGGTATTTTACTGGCACATTTAATTGGCCCTGAAGCGGTACAAAACTCACAAATTGTCAGTGGCGCCATGAGCCGAGAGCAAGCGGCCATCGTGTTCAATTTGGCAGTGAAGATGATTAATCTGAATCCGACGCTGCAAGAGATTGTCCATATCATTCCCAGCGGTAAGCGATTAGTGGGTAAACCGTGCAATGTGGAGTATCGCGCCTTGTCCGCCGAAGGGAAAACCGCGCACGGCTTATCGCCTGTTTTGGCTATTCTTGATGAAGTCGGGCAGATAGTGGGGCCGCGCAGTGAGTTTGTGGATGCCATTGTCACTTCGCAAGGGGCACATAAAAATCCCTTACTGATTGCGATCAGTACGCAAGCCGCGAGCGATGCTGACTTATTCAGTATTTGGCTCGACGATGCAAAAAACTCTAAAGATCCACACATTGTGTCTCATGTGTATGAAGCTGATAAAGATGCGGATGTGTTAGATCCCGAAGCATGGAAAGCCGCGAACCCTGCGCTGGGTAATTTCCGCTCCTTGGATGATATGAAACGATTAGCGGAGATGGCCTCGCGCATGCCGTCGAGTGAAAACACCTTTCGTAACCTGAATTTAAATCAGCGTGTTTCCACGGTATCGCCGTTTATTTCCCGTTCGGTGTGGGAGTCCTGTCAATCACCGGTTCAACCGATTGTCGGCAAATGTTATGCCGGCCTTGATTTGTCAGAATCGAAAGACTTAACCGCCTTAGTGGTAATTGGTCAGTCTGCCGATGGTAAATGGAACCTGTATCCGTTCTTTTGGACTCCGAAACAGACACTATTAGATCGCGCAAAAACGGACCGTGTGCCGTATGACGTGTGGGCGAAACAAGGCCTACTTCGCACGACCCCCGGCTCTATGGTTGATTACGATTATGTCGTGAAAGATATCGCGGAAATTCTGGCTGATTTTGATATTGAAGTCATTGCGTTTGACCGCTGGCGTATCCAAATGTTTAAGAAGGCCGCGGAAAACATAGGATTAAGCTTGCCGCTGGTTGAATTTGGGCAGGGGTACAAAGATATGGCCCCTGCGCTTGATAAGCTTGAGCAGATGTTACTCAATAAGCAGATCCGGCATGGCAATCACCCTGTGATGAATATGTGTGCGGCAAATGCCATTACCATTAAAGATGCTTCTTCAAACCGTAAACTGACCAAAGAGAAATCAACGGGGCGGATGGACGGAATGGTTGCTTTTGCGATGGCCGTTGGCGCTTCAAACGGCGTTGAGATTGAGCACGGGGATATCGACGGCTTTTTTGATGATCCAATCATGGTAGGGTTCTAATGGCCAGACGAAAATCACAACGCAAGACTCGGCAGCTACAGGCTAGCCAGCAAAAAACGCCGGTAGGGATTGATACTCAAGATTTATTAAAAGCGCTAGGCGGACTAAGCAGTAGCGGGAAGACCGTATCAACAGATAAGGCGCTACAGCTTTCTGCTGTCTGGTCATGCGTTCGGCTCCTGAGTGAGTCGATTTCAACACTGCCCTTGAAAATTTACCAGTATCAAGCTGACGGCTCTCGGGTGATAGCGAAAGACCATCCTGCTTATCGTGTACTGTGCCGGCGGCCTAACGCGGAAATGACCCCCTCACGATTTATGTTGATGGTTGTTGCTAGCATTTGCTTACAAGGTAATGCGTATATTGAAAAACGCTATATCGGTGGAAAGCTGGTTTCCTTGCAGCCATTATTGCCACAATTAGTGGCGGTAAAGCGACTTGATAATGGCCTGTTGGATTATCAATGCGTGGATCAATGGGGGAAGAATCGGCCTATCCCCGTTAAAAACATGATGCACATTCGGGGGTTTGGGTTAGATGGCATTGTCGGACTCACGCCCATTCAGATGGGGCGTAATATTTTAGGTTCGGCGATAGCTACCGATGAAACGGCCGCCAAGATTTTTCGCAATGGGTTGCTCGCATCAGGCTTCTTATCCTCAAAAACGGCACTGACTAAAGAGCAGCGTGAAAAGTTGCGTGGTTACTTGAACGCATTTATCAGCTCTGAAAATGCAGGCAAGTTGATGATTTTGGAAAATGACCTGACTTATAACGGCATTTCCATGAACCCCGAAGATGCGCAGTTGCTACAGAGCCGATCATGGAGCATTGAGGAAATTTGTCGCTGGTTCAGGGTGCCGCCTTTTATGGTGGGGCATGCCGATAAACAGAGCAGTTGGGCATCCAGTGTGGAAGGGATGAACATGCAGTTTCTGACCAACACCTTACGGCCGTTACTGGTCAATATTGAGCAAGAAATCAACCGTTGCCTGCTTGATAGTGATGATGACTATTACGCTGAGTTTTCAGTTGAGGGATTGCTCCGTGCGGACAGTGCGGGTCGCGCTGCATACTACACAACGGCATTACAAAATGGTTGGATGAGTCGAAATGACGTAAGACGGCTCGAAAACTTACCCCCCATTGAAGGGGGAGACATCTATACTGTTCAGCTCAACCTGACGCCCATTGAACAATTGGGGAAAGACACATTGCGTCATGATCCTGAACAGCTCAAGGCGCAAATCACAAATTGGTTGTTCCCTGAGGGTACTTCCACAGTTCAACACAACTCACCTCATATCGAGGAGTAATTTAAATGAAAAAAAGTCATCTGCCAGTTGCACTGGAGGATCGCCCCTGCACATCGATTAGCTATGAGCTTAAACCCAAGGCGCTGGATAAATGGAATAGCGGTATTCGTGCCGCCAGTTCGGATAACACTATTTCGGTGTTGGATGTGATTGGTGAGGATTTTTGGGGGGAAGGTGTTACCGCTAAGCGGATTTCTGCCGCCCTCCGCGCTATCGGAAACCAAGATGTTGTTGTCAACATCAATAGCCCGGGTGGGGATATGTTTGAAGGCTTGGCCATCTATAACTTACTCCGTGCTCACTCGGGAAAAGTCACCGTCAATGTTTTAGGTATAGCCGCTTCCGCAGCGTCAATCATTGCGATGGCGGGCGATGAAATACAAATGGGCCGCGGTGCCTTTTTGATGATCCATAACTGCTGGGCTGTGGGGGTCGGCAATCGCCATGACTTTGCGAAGTTGGCGAATGATCTGGCTCCTTTCGATAAATCCATGTCGGACATCTACGTTGCGCGTAGCGGTCTACCAGAAGAGACCATCAGCCAGATGATGGATAACGAAACCTATATTGGTGCGAATGATGCGATTGAGAAAGGCTTTGCCGATAGCCTGCTCGCTGCCGATGTTATGGATGATGGCGATGAAAGCCCACAAGCGGCTATCCGTAAATTAGATGCCTTACTGGCTAAAGCTAAAACACCACGCTCTGAACGACGAAGGCTCATCAGTGCGTTAACACGAAGTATGCCGAGCGCTACTTCAGATCCTCACGGTATGCCAAGCGCTACCACTGACATTCATCCCGAAACGCTTTCTGAATTGGAAAAGGCAGTCAATGCTTTTGCCACTGTTAACTAATTGGAGACACTATGTCTGATACAAATGAATTACTGAAAAATCTGTCGGCTAAAATTGAAGAAGCCAACGGTAAATTTAATGCTAAAGCCGAAGAAGCGCTAAAAGAAGCACAAAAAGTAGGCAGCCTTAGCGCGGAAACCAAGGCCGCGGTCGACAAGATGGCGACAGAGCTCAATGCGCTGCGTGAGTCTGAAAAAACACTGAAAGCTTCCTTAGGCGAGTTGGAGCAACATGTCGCTCAAATGCCGCTAGGTAACGCGGTTCAGGCTGCAAAAAGTATCGGTCAGCAAGTCATTTCAGCCGACGTGTTGAAAGATATTAATTCCAGCATTCAGGGCAACAAGCGAATTTCGGTTCCCGTTCAGGCTGCATTGACCTCGGTTGATGTTGCAGAAGGCGTGGTTGAGCCACAACGCTTACCGGGAATTGATGTTGCGCCGAAACAACGCTTATTCATTCGCGATTTAATTGCTTCTGGGAAGACAACCTCGCCGGCCATTTTCTGGGTGCAACAAACGGGATTTACTAACGCGGCTACCGTGGTGCCGGAAAATACCACCAAGCCGTACAGCGACATTCAGTTTGCAACCAAAATTACGCCGGTCACGACGATTGCACATATGTTCAAGGCATCTAAACAGATCTTGGATGACTTTGCACAGTTGCAGTCATTGGTGGATGCTGAAATGCGTTACGGCTTGAAGTTTGTCGAAGAGCAAGAAATTTTGTTCGGTGACGGCTCTGGCGCGCATTTGCACGGCATCATCCCGCAGGCGTCTAAGTTCAAGGCGGAGTTTGAAGTCGATAAACAAAACGGCATTGATGATTTGCGTTTGGCTATGCTGCAAGCACAGTTAGCGCGTTTCCCAGCAACGGGGCACGTTCTGCACTTCATCGACTGGGCGAAGATTGAACTGCTGAAAGATTCACTGGGCCGTTACATTCTGGCGAATCCGTCGGCATTAACAGGGCCAACGTTATGGGGCTTGCCCGTCGTGGTCACGGAAACTGCCGCATTTAAAGGTAAGTTCTTAACCGGTGCCTTCAACGCGGGCGCTCAGCTTTTTGACCGCGAAGAAACCAACGTGGTGATTTCAACTGAAAACGCGGATGACTTTGAGAAAAACATGATCTCTATCCGTTGTGAAGAGCGTTTGGCATTAGCCGTGAAGCGTCCAGAGGCGTTTGTTTACGGCGATTTTACAGCGCCTGCGTCGGGTGAGTAATCCACTTAGGCGGCCTTTGCGGTCGCCTTTCTTTTGGGAGCATCGAAATGAAACTAAAGCTATTGCGCCCCATTTGCTTTGGCGGTGGCGTGGCCGTTGAAGGTGATGAAATTGAGACGACTGAGCAGCATGGGCGTGAATTGATCCAAAAAGGCTATGCCTCTGACAGTGTTGCCAATCACACCACTGGACAGTCGAGCACAAAGCAAACGAAGGCGAAAAAGGAGAAATAATGCTTTCTCTTGAACTCGTTAAAGCGCATTGCAATATCGAGGCTGATTTTACTGATGATGATAAGTTACTGGATGTTTATACAGCGGCTGCCGTGAAGTATGTCGAAAACTACACGCGGCGGAAATTGTATGAAAGCGAATTATCTACCGGTTATCACGACGATCCCGAACCATTACTGCTAAGTGATGATGTCAAAAACGCCATGCTATTACTGATTGGTCAATGGTATGCCAATCGGGAAAATGCGGTGATTGGGTCGTCTTTCTCATCCCAGCCTCTCGCGGTTAGCGCGCTACTTCAACCTTACCGTATTTATGGTTTATAAGGAGGCGGGATGCAAGCAGGGCGATTACGACACAAAGTCACCTTTCAGAAAAACAATCCTGTTGAATTACCGTCAGGCACTTATGTGGATAATTGGCAAGATATTGCCTCGGTTCGGGCGGAAGTGAGAATGATTAGCGGTCGCGAGTTACTGGCCGCGGATGCAGAGATGGCCGAAGTGACTGTGCGTGTTTGGTTGCGCTATCGGCCGGATATTACTCCTGCATGCCGCATGGTTTACCGCGGCTTAAATTACGACATCCAATCGGTGATCCCTGATGTTAAATTCACACGTCTTGAGTTGTTGTGCAAGCAAGGAGTTTCCGATGGTTGATGTGCGTATTGATTTTGGCGGACTCCATGACGTTTCTAGGGAGTTGGAATTACTTAGTCAGGCAGAAAGTAACAGAGTATTGCGACAGGCGGCTTATGCGGCAGCGAGTGTGCTACGTGATGAAGCCAGAGCGAAAGCCCCAAAGCGTACAGGGAAACTGGCCAAAAACATTGTTGCAGGTAATCAACGCGGCCGTCAGCGTGGTGAGGTCTCGGCAGGGGTTTATGTTCGAGGCACCAATAAAGCAGGAACAAACAGTGATAGTAAGATGAAGGCGGATGATCCGCATAACGCTTACTATTGGCGCTTTCTTGAGGAGGGAACGTCAAAAATGCCCCCGCACCCCTTCATTCGCCCTGCATTTGACAGTAAAGCGGATGAAGCAGCAGAGTTTGCGATCAGCAAGTTAAATCAGGCCATTGATGAGGTGCTGCGACGATGACCGAAGGCGATATCATCCCTCTGTTAAAACCGGTTTTGCCGAACAAGGTCTTTTCTTATGTTGTACCACAAAACAAACCCGTCACAGCGCCTTGGTGCGTTTTGTCTATTTACGACATCCCGAGTGATGTCTTTAGTGGGCAGGCGGAAACCATGACCAATATTCAAATTGATGTCTATGCAAATACAGTTGACGAAGCGCGGATCATTCGTGATGGGATGCGGCAAGCGATTAACGTATTGAACCCTACATCAATAACGGAGCGGCAATCTTATGAGTCGGACACAAAGCTTTTTCGCGCCACCCTAGAATGTCAAGTTTGGCAATAACTTCAAATTACCCTCACAAGCTGCTTCGGCAGCTTTTTTTATGTCTATAGGAAATTAAAGAATGGCTAAATATGAAAGAACGCAAGGCACCAAAATCAGTGTATCTAGACTGGCGGCGACGGATATTGCTGCAGTCGAAACAGATTCGGTGTCGATTGATTGCTCAACGAAAGAAATTAGCTATACGGGCGGTCAAAAGGCCGACATTGATGTTACAACACTATGCTCTACCGAGCAGGAGACCATAAACGGGCTGCCAGCTCAGGCAGAAGTGACTATCAGTGGTAACTGGATACCTGACGAGGGTCAGGAGGTGTTACGTCAGGCGTATGACGACGACACGGTTCATGCCTTTAAAGTGGTTTTTCCCTCGGGTAATGGTTACGTCTTTTTAGCGGAGGTGCGTCAAAATAGCTGGTCAGTTTCCACTGGTGGCGTTGTTAGCGCTTCATTTACGCTGCGCTTGAAAGGTAAGCCAACGCCCGTCGTAAAAGGCAAATCAGCACCAGCAACGCAGTCTCAACCGACCGGAGGCACTAAGTAATGGCAAAGAAAACCTTAAACTTGCGTGATGTCGCCCTGAATGCTGCAAATTCATTTCGCACTAAAAAAGTACACGTCCCTGAGTGGGGTTGTGATGTTGTATTGCGCGAGCCGTCGGTCTCTATCTGGCTGAAATGGCTAAAAGAGCACCGCGATTTGGGGGAAACGACCGAAATGAGCACGGAAGAGGTGGTGAAGCGTAACCTTGAAACGGATGTTGAGTTCCTGATCAACGTCCTGCTTGACGAAGACTTAACCCCAGTTTTTACCCCCGAAGATAAGGGCGAGGTACTGAAAATTTACGGCCCCGTTCATGCACGGTTGGTTAATCAGGCTTTTCAACTCATTACCAGCACGAATGAGGCAGAAAAAAAGTCCGTGAGCCTGCACTAAAGTTCTTGCTCACCTTGGCCTTACGGCTAGGGAAAACCCTCTCTGAAATCAGTCAGATGCCTGCCAGTGAATTACAGCTCTGGTGGGCATTTGATTCGATAAACCCCATTGGTGATGCGCGTCAAGATGTGCATGCAGCCCAAATTACAGCCGCTATTTTTAATGCTCAAGGGGTCAAGACAACCTTGAACGATACGCTGCTCCGGTGGGATGTCGAGAGTGTGCAGGCGGAGGAGCAAGCAGGGTCGGGATTAGAAGATTTTTTTGCATCATTATCAGGGTAACGATTTTGCTGAAGGTTTTTTATGTCAAAACTTCGTGAACTTATTATTAAAATTTCGGCTAACTCAACCAGTTATCAGGCTGAAATCGCACGCGCCAGCCGAATGGGAACGGATTATTATCGTTCGATGGGGGCAAACAGTCGTCGCCTTGAGCGTGAATTACGTGCTCAGCGTCAGGCATTAAGCGACATCAATAGGCAACTAGCCACTGTCACTAACACCGCTAAGATGATGTCAGGGGCGTTAGCGGGCTTCTTTTCGGTATCAACGCTGATCACCGTTGTTGATGACTGGGGGCAGATGTCCGCGCGGATAAAAATGGCATTAAATTCAGTTGAAGGCGATGTCAGTCGTTATGAGGAGCTTCAGCAGCGCTTTTTAACGGTGAGTAACCGCAACGGGAAGGCGATTGAAACGACCCAAGAATTGTATGTGGGTTCAGCTTCGGCCATGAAAGAGCTGGGATATTCCACGGAAAATACGCTGGATTACATTGAATCGTTATCGTCGGTTTTTACGGCCAATGCGACCAGTGCACAACAAACTGAATCCGCCTATAACGCACTAAACCGTGCGATGGTCACCGGTGTTTTAAAGGGCAATGACTGGCATTCCGTCTTAAATGCCATGCCTTCTGTCGTGGGGGATATAGCCAAAGAACTCTCACGCATGCGCGGTGGCGTTAAAGTCACTGAAAATGATGTAAAGCAAATGGCAGCTAAAAGCGGCATTGCAATGACATTATTTGCCAACGCGTTGATTAATGCCAAAGAGGCGAATAATGCCCTTGCGGACAGCATGGATAACACGGTTTCGGATAGTTTCACCAAGGCGACCAATGCAGCCAAATCTTATTTTGGTGAAATTAACGCCAGTTTGGGGATCACTCGTTCCATGGCGGCAGGGTTAGCTACAATCAGTGAAAACTTTAGCAGTTTTGCGACAGCGGCGATTGCGATAGGGGGGATTGGTTTATCGCGCTATATGGGCAATTTGTCGCTGAGTGCGTATGAAGCTGGTAAAAACATGCTTGTTACAGCGAAAAACAATTATGTTTTGAATGCGGCACAGGCGAAAGGGTTAGAGACCACGCTTGAGAAAATTCGAGCTGACAAGGCATTTGCTATTACCACTCAAGAGTCATTAGCAGCACAGCTACGTGCGGCTCAGACTGAAACTCAGCGTAATGCAATACGTCAACAAATGGCGAAAAACTCAGCCACAATCATTTCTCTTAATCGTGCTGAAAGAGCAACTGTTGACGAGCTTACGGCCGCACAAAATCGCTTGAATTATGCATCACGAGCTTTGCGCGGAACAATGGCATTATTGGGTGGACCAGTCGGCGCAGCCATGATGTTGGGTGGTGCTTTATTTTATGTATCTGAAAAGGCTGGTGAAGCTAAACAAAAAGCTCTTGAGCTCAACTCTGTTATTAAGATCACAATCGCTGAATTAGCAAATCTAAGTAGGGCTCAGTTAGGAGCGAAGCTAATTGAATATAAAAAAGAAATAATGGAAATGGAGAAGGTTGCTAATGGCATTCAGGGGCAAATCCATGGTATCAAAAACGATCATACAAATAGCTTTGGTCGGATTTTCGGGAAGAAAGGCCCTGACAATGATAGGTTAACAGAAGAACAAGCTAAACTTGATACAGTAAATCAAAACCTTAACACGCTAAAAGCTAACGCCGCAACGGTGAAGGAGCTAATAGATAAAATAGATTCAGGCTCAAAGGTCGAAGTATCTGGAAATGGCGAGCTCCCCACCCCGAAATTGACTGAGAGCGATAAAGATAAAGGTAAAAATAAAGCACTTAACGATTATCGGCAGTTGCGGAAATCGATTGAGTCTGAACATTTTTCAAGTCTGCAAAAGATACTTGCTGATGAAAAGGAGAATAACGACAAATTAATTGAGTTGAATAAAAAAGGCTACGTCAGTCAGTCTGAGATGAAGCGTCTAGCGCTGCTGAATGAAGAAAATCATCAGCGCAAGCGCTTAGAGCTCGCAGAAAAATACAGTCCTTATGAAGCTATTGTTCGCAAAGAAAAAGAAGCCGCCAAGGAGTTGAACGAACTTCGTCAAGCCAATCTGTTAAGTGAGCAGCAGTATTATACCGCCAGCTTGCAACTGCGTAATGATTACATCAAGCAAAAGTTAACCGAAGAAGCCAACCAAAAGGCCTTACCAAGTTATGAGATTTCGGGGGAAATTGACCCTGTTGTTAAACTGCAAAACCAGCTTAATGAACAACGAGCATTATATGAGGCCTACCGCAACAATGACTTGATTAGTCAGGAGCGGTACCAGGAACTCATGATTGCAGCAACTAATCGCTCGAAAGAGGCTCAATTAGAAGCTGCAAAAGAGCTTTATGGTGCACAGGGCAAATGGCAGAAAATGCAGATGAACTTGTTGGAAACTGTTGAGCAACGCACTAGCAATGCGCTGACGGGAATATTGACAGGCTCTAAGTCATTTTCAGAAGCGTTGCAAGAGCTATCAGCATCACTGGCTCAAGCTATTATTCAAGACCTTGTTCGTATTGCTATGCAAGCCATGATAACAAACTCACTGACGGGGTTGTTTGGCGGCTTTGCAGGTGGCGCATCTGCAGGCGCTAGCGCAGGAGCCTCTAGTGCAAATACAGGTGCCATGGGGATGTCTACGAGTTGGCAAAGCTATGTGCCGAACGCTAAGGGCGGCATGTACAACACACCGGGGCTTAGTGCTTATAGTGGTCAAGTTATTGACGCTCCGACATTCTTCCCGTTTGCAAAAGGGGGCGTTCCATCGCTAGGTTTAATGGGCGAGGCTGGTCCCGAAGCCATTATGCCACTGACTCGCGCTAAAGATGGCTCGCTGGGTGTTCGTGCTCAACTCCCTAAAATTGATATGCCTGTTAATGAGAAACCGGCTGGTGGCACAACTATTCAGCAGGAAATTCATGTTCATGGTAATGGTGATGCTGCGCTTGAAGCGGCATTAAGAGAGGCGGCGCGCCAAGGGGCGGAAGAAGGCGCGGCAAAGGCTAAGGCTGATATCATGCGAGATTTTCAAACAAATGGTAAATTGCGTAAAACGCTAGGGAAATAAACATGGACATTCTCACTTGGCCTAAAGAGTTGGAGCCATCATCCCTTGATTGGCAACTGATTAGCAACACCAAAACCTTTATTTCAACGTTTACTGGGAGCGCACAAACAGTGCGTTTCCCTGGTAGCCGCTGGCGCTGTGATTTAGCACTCAATAACTTAACGGATGATAAATCGCGGATACTGGAAGTTATTCTGGCTCAATTAGATGGGGAGTCGGGGCGTATCAGGTTATTTGATTGGGCAAGGCGTGGTGTTGACAATGTGGGGGAGCCTGTTGTTAATCAACCCAATCAAACTGGGCGCTCCTTGTTAACTAAAGGTTGGATACCCAACTCGTTAGTGCTAAGAGCTGCTGATAACATCACAATTAATCATGAACTTAAAAAAGTAACCTCTGACGTGATAAGCGATGCGGAAGGAAATGCAACTATTGTGTTTTCCCCGATGCTTCGCAATCCCCCTTCAGTAGGTGAAAAGATTGAAGTACAAAATCCTTATGGCATCTTTAAGCTAACCGACAATAACCAAGGTCGGCTGCGTCGGGTGCCGGGTATTTTTACATCAACGACACTTTCTTTTGAGGAGGCGCTTTATTGATGAATTATCATCCTTTTTCGAATGAGATGGTTAAAGCGATTAATGAGGGGTGCTATATCGTCGTCGCCGCAAAACTTGACCTAAAGTCCGGAGTAACACGGGTGCATACATCGACGGGTAATTTAATCATTGCAGGTGAAGTCTATCAAGGTGTGGGGCAGTTTGGTGCTATTGAGACGGTATCAGAAGAAAATACAACTAGCCCTCAGCAACTTATTTTATCGCTGAGTGGCTTTGACGCTTCACTCTTAGGTGATGTAATGAACGAGCGAAGTCGAGGGCGCGAAGTTAGGATAATGATGGTTGCGCTTAATGAGGACGGGCAGCCCGTTCTTGCTGAGGTGTTATTTGCGGGGCAGATTAGCAATATTGGTGTGAGTGCGGGGGATAAATGTGAGGTGGCTGTTACTGTCTCAAATCGATTTGAGCGCTGGTCGCAAGGGTTACCGGATAGGTTTACTGACGAATCGTGGTCAAAGCGGCACAATGGTGATCGTATATTCCGTTACTCAGCACAGATGGCAGAGCGTGCAATTTACTGGGGTAGCAAAAAAGATGCTCCTGTATTTATTTATAAGTGATCTGCACCCCCGTTATTTGATTTGTCTCTATTTTATTACGTTTATGGGTTTGGTATGGTTATTACACCGCTAATGTATTAAAAACAATCGATAGGCTAGGTATCCGTGGTGGAATCAAATACAAAAAATATTGATAGTGACATGATAAGTCACATAGAGCGAATTTACGATGATGTTGTTATGTATTGTACGCACAAAAAGACATTTAATAGTGAATTGCTATGTAAAGTATTTGAGTTGGACGAGCGTACATGCAGTGAACTTATCACAACAATGGTCATTAATGGGGTTGTAGGTGATATTGGTGATGATGGGGTGTATAGGGTTAATGATAAGTATAATCATAGAGATTACTTAGTAATGAGTAACGCGGCTAAATACGCCGGATCTCAAATTAAGCGCAAGGAAAAAGAATCAGGTAATTCTGGAGCTCAAATTAAGAGCAATGAAAAAGAGTCAGGGGGTGGAGGAAAATATTTCGCGCTATTAGCGTTAATTGTTTTTTTGGTGTCTGTTTATTTTCTTTTTAGATCGCCAGTTTCACTATTATTACTTGTGCCGTTATCGTTAATTGTCGCTGCTTCTTGTGATAAAGTGGGGGCTATTGCCTCATCGATTGGTGTTATTGTAGTTTGTGTTTTTAGCTTGATGTTTGTTAATTCGTCAACCCCTATATTTGGTGAAGGATATGAGGCAAGGCTTAAGGCTGAGGAGCTTAAAGACAGGCTAAGAAAAGAGGCAATAGAAGAAAGGAATCAAATCTCGTTTGGTGAAAAACGATTGAGGAATTCACTCAAAGATCCGGCCTCTGCTGAGATAAGAAGTACTAGGCTTGGCCGTTCGGGGGCCGTTTGTGGGCAGGTAAATGCAAAAAATAGCTTTGGTGCATATACAGGCTACAAAAATTTTATTCAAATAGGGCAGATGTCATTAATAGACGATGGTACAAAAGGTTTTTCTGATGAATGGCTAAGTTTATGCAATTAATTTACATAATTTAGCCTTTTTTATGGAAATATTTATAAACACCCGCTTCGGCGGGTTTTTTTATGCCTGGAGATAATTAAATGCGCCACATCAACTGGACTACTCGACTCCCTCAAACCTTACAAAAAGCAATGAGTCGCCCTTTTTCATGGGGTGAACATGATTGCTGCTTATTTGCGGCGGATTGCGTGATGGCGATTTGTGACTTTGATCCGTGTGCAAATGTACGAGGTCGATACAAAACTAAATCGGGCGCAGCGCGTGTCCTGAAGTCTGAGTTTGGTGATATCGAGTCAGCACTATCACGCTTCTTTATTGAAATCCCCGTAAATATAGCAAGTCGCGGTGACATTGTTTTGTTTGAGGGTGGCGACGGTAAAACGCTTGGCGTGTTGTGGGCGAATAAAATTTGGGCGGTTACTGAGAGTGGTGCAATGCCTGTCAATTATCAACCAGTGAAGGCATGGAGAGTGGAGTAAATGGGTAAAGTTGTATCAAGTGTTGTTTCTACAGGTTTGATGATTGCTGGTGCAATCGCGAAAGGCCCCGCCGGCTGGGCAATGATAGCTGCGGGAATAGCAACGCAATTTGCAGGCTCAATGCTCTTCAAGGATAAATTGCCTTCCGGCTATCGCGACCAATCCGAACGCAAACAAATATTACGCTCTGCTGTAGCACCAGAAACAATTATCGTCGGTAAAACCGTGTGTTCCGGGCTATTGTTTTTTGCCGAAGAAGAAAAGGGCGACCAAACAGAAAACGAACGATTATTCATGGCATTAGCGATTGCGGCACATAAAGTTGACCGTATTGGCCAGATTTGGCTGAACGATGATCTGATTGGTGCGTTCGGAGATAAAGCCAGCTATGAATTCCATAATGGTCGTACAGATTGTGACCCTTATTTGCTGAAAAATGCCCCGTCATGGAAGGAAGACATGATTGGGGATGGTTTAGCGTGGTTACGCTTAACGTTAAAGTACGATGCTGAGAAATTTCCCTACGGTGTGCCGAATGTCAAAGTCGAAGTATGGGGTAAGCAGATCTATGATCCGCGCACTGATAAAACCGTGTGGAGCAATAACGGCGCGTTGGTTATTCTCGATTACTATCGTAGCTATTTAAGTGTGCCCGATTCCGACATTGATTTTGAAGCGTTCAAGGTCGCTGCTGATTTATGTGATGAGCCAGTCACTACACCAGAAGGTGAGACAGAGCCACGTTATACTATCAACGGCGCCTATGAGCTTTCTGAGTCGCCAGCGTCAGTGCTTGATCATATGCACAAGTGCATTGCTGCCGAGCCAACCTATGTGGCTGGAAAGCACGGTATCTTGATGCAAGCGTACAATGGGCCTGCTGTATTGCGTATTGAGCCAAATCAAATCATTGATACGGTCAATATCACGCCAGAACTAGGGTTACGTGATGCAACCAATGCGATTTACGGTACGTTTGTCGATGCAGAGCAACAATATATTCAAACAGACTTTGAGCCTGTTATTGTTCAAGAGTGGGTTGAAGAAGACGGATTAGAGATAAAAGAGAACATTGACTATCGTTTTATTGTTAGCCCGTATCAAGCCGCAAGAGTCACAAACTTGTATCTACGTAAAAAACGTGCCGGTCGTCGTATTCAGTTAAAGATGAATATGGACGGCTACGCATATAGACCAGGGGATGTTTGCTTACTTAACTTGCCCCATATCGGTATACAGGACTTTGAGTGCCGCGTGGCTGAGTGGAAGTTTCATCCACAGGAGGGGGTCGAGTTACTGCTCGAAGAGGATGGGCCACATATCTATGAAGACATCATCGGCAAGCCTTTTGTTAGACCGCCATTTACTGTTTTGCCGACTGGCGGGGTGGCTCCTCCGCTTAACCTTGCTTTTGTGGCCACAAATATCGGTGAAGTTGTTCAGGGTTATTTGAGTTGGCAATCAGCGGCTGCAGATGTTCGCTATAACACAGTGAATATTCTTGAAAATGGCAAGGTTATTCAATCGATTCAAGTGCCGAGTGACCGTGTTGATTTATCTGGCCTTGTGCGTGGCTCATATCGTGCCGAAGTTCGCTCAATTAATGCGGCTGGTGCGATGTCTGCCCCAGCGATTGTGGATTTTGATATCCAAGCTCCACCTAAACCGGTCAGTGTTGAAATGGTTGGCGGTATATTCTCGTTGACTTGCATCCCTCATGGTGGCGAAACCGCACAGCATGGCTATACATTTGAATTCTGGTTCAGCAACAAAAAACTGGCCAGTACGAATGACGTCGAAGTCACCACAAAAGCCAACAGACAAGGTCAGGGGCAATTTTGGACTAAGGATAACTTAAAGGCGGGTACTGACTATTGGTTTTATGTGCGAACGGTCAATAGTTATGGAAAATCGCAATTTGTCGAAGCTGTGGGTCAAGCCAGTGGAACGCCAAAGGATATGGTTGACGAGCTGGGCAACACCTTCCTCACCAATGAAGCTGGAAAGCAGATGCAAGAGCAGATTGACTTTAGCAAAGAAGCGATTGCAGAGCTTGAGCTGGACACGATTGATGTGAAGCAGAAAGTTGTCAGCATTGATAGAGATGTTGAAGCGGTCAACGAAGCGGTGATGATGAACACTCAGTTCACGACGGAAGTTCATTTCAGCTTGAAAGAAGAGGTTGCTGATAGAAAAGCTGAGATATTCCGCATTGAGCAAGTGCAAGTCACTGACAGAGAAGCGGCGGCGCGCTGGCAAGAGAAAATCAGTGCTGAAGTAAGCTATAACGCCGCTGAAATTCTCAATATCAAAGATACTCAAACGAGCTATGAGAAAGCAACGGCGCAGCAAATTAGTCAAGTAAAAGCTGATGTCGATGGTGTTAAATCACGCGTCACAACAGTCGAAACAGCAACCGCCGATTTAAAGCAATCACAAGCGAAGTTTGAACAATCAACTACAGCTGAATTCGGCGAGATGCGCGGCTATATCACGCACTTTGAGACGTCATTGTCAAATGTGGAACTTGCAGTTTCAGAAGCGATTATGCAGACGACAGCTCAAGTTAACCAACATAGCTCTGAGTTGCTGCAGTCGAAAGCGGACGTCAAGCGTATTGCGAATGCAACAGCGACGAACGAAAAAGCAACAGCCGAGCTTGCAGAGAGCGTGAAAGCGCACTACGAAGATTCGCAAGCTGAATTCGTGGATGTGCGTAAATCAATCGCAGAGCAAGACAAAGCACACTCTGAGCGCACAGAGCAAGTACGCGCAGAACTCGGGAAAGACATCAACTCGAACAAAGAGGAGTTATCGAAAGTTAGTGCCGCTGTCACGACGAACACAAAAGCGATAGCGAAAACGGATGAGACTGTCACGGAGCTTCAGCAACTTCAAACATCCCAGTTTAATGACAACAGTTCATCCATTGCGAATGTGCAACACACGCAAGCGAATGCCGATAGCACCCACGCTGAAAGCACATTGCAACTTGCAGTTCAGCAGAATCAGCAAGGCACTGAGATTTTGCGTGCTAAAGCTTCTATCCGTGAAACTAACAAAATTGTTGCTGATAACGATAAAGCTTATGCGCAGAAGTTCACGCAAATTGATGCTCAACTCGGTGAGAACGGCGCTCGTTTTACGCGAGTAGAAGAAGCGCTGGCAGATACTCAGCAATCAGTTGCAAAAAGCCATGAGCAGCTCAACGCGAAGTTTGATAGCAGGATTAACACCGTTCAAGCTCAAATTGACACGCAGAAAGAAGCGATTGCGAAGCAAGACCAAGCGATTGCTAAAGTTAACACAGATTTATCTACTCGAATCGGTCAAGCAGAGTCGTCAATCAGTGATAACAAGCAGTCAATCAGCGACAACGAGCAAGCTTTGGCGGATTTCAGTCAGTTGACGAGAGCTGAGTTTGACAATCAGCAGGCAGCGATTGAGCAACGTGGGCAAACCATTTTTGACCACAACGGCAATGGCTCTGCTATCTACACAATTAAGACCGGCATCAACTGGAACAATCAATATTACGATGCGAAATTCATGATGGGAGCGGAAGTAAGAAACGGCAAGGTGGTCACACAAATCGGCTTTAGCGCCGATACGTTCGGCATTTTCAATCCATCCAGCGGCAAGTTAGAGCCAGTTTTCTTTGTTGAAAATGGGCAGGTGTTTATCAATGAAGCGTTTATTAATCAAGCGACAATTGAAAAGCTGTTAATTGGTTCGACTATCAAATCCAAAAATTGGGATCCTTCAGCTAAAAAAGGTCTCATGCTGGATTTTGAAAACGGGAAGCTGATTGCAAATGACGCTGAAATAACCGGGAAGATTTATGCAACTGATGGTGAGTTTAATGGAACTGTTTATGTTGAAAAGTTAATTGGCGATAATGCGGTAGCAGCAACTTACAAGTATGCCACCAAAGAAGAAACCCATGGTAGTAAATATGACCAAGTCATTGAGTCAAAGATCATTTATACAGGGGGAATGCCGTATGATGTTGATTTATTAATGCCAACGATGCAGTTTGAGTCAACAGGGTCTTATTCAGACGCAATTATCGATGCCTATGTTCAAATCATTATTGATGGGGTAACACATACACCGCAAACAACAAAGATGATAAATGGAAGGTCATGGAAATTAGTTTGCTCATTCTACGCAACAATACCAGCTAGCAAAAAAGACGTTGTCGTTACAGTTAGATACACCACATATCATGCAGGGAAGTGTACGACTAAGATACTGCCAGCAATGGTTATTGCCTGCAAACATAACTCATCATCATTTAAAATCAGTTAAAAGTCTATCACATAAACAAGCCGCTTAATTGCGGTTTTTTTGTATCTAAATTTCGGAGAATATTATGTACAACGTAGGAACAGTCACAACGACAGCAAACAGCACAAAACTAATTGGAATGGGCACTAAGTGGAAAGAGAATATTAATCTTGTACTTCCAATGCAGATGATACAGATTCAAATCGGCAACACTGTTCATAACAACAGCATTCACTCAATACAGTCGAACACAGAACTAACATTAAACTTTCCAATCCCGACAGCACAAACTGGTGCTAAATACGTTATTTTCACAACAACAATGGATTCAATTTCAGCAGCAGCAAACGCGATTGTTGCAATGAATTCATCTAACGTACAGTTCAGTGATATACAGAATCGCATAATGACGGAGTCGGGAGTTATTGATGTCAAACTCCCTGATGGCACTGTGAGAAAAACACGCACAGAAGCAGAGCGGGATAAGCAGCTAGATGGGAAGTTTGATAAAGCTGGCGGAACTATCTCTGGTGATGTGACCTTCAGTAAGAACGCAGTTAAGTCGACTAAAGGGACGCATGCCTTGCCTGCTGAATCTGGCACACTAATGCAAGTTGGTGATTATGGTTGGGGTGCTGGGGCCAAGTCATCATCGAATTGGAATGAAATTACAGAAAACGGTGTTTATGTTGCAGCATCGTCGTCACAACCCGAGTTACCTGAAGCTATGAATTTTCTGATGGTTCTGCATATGCAATCTGGGTATACAGCATCACAAATCGCATTCCGTTCCAACCGTGAAATAACATCTACGTGGCGCCGCTCAAAGGACATATTTGGATGGGGTAAGTGGTACGAATTTTATACTGAAGCAAACACCACCAAAGACTCCAACGGCAACTTAAAAGCAGCATCGCCAATTGTGAAATTATTTGCTGATCACATTGAGCTTAACGAAGAGTCAGAAGGCGTTGAAATGGAGCACCTTGGTATAGGCCATTACCTCATTAAAGGTGTTGTAGGCTTTAATGCAGATGGTGCATGGGGGATCGATAACGGCTTTGTCATCCCTCAAGACCATAACGGTAAAAACATGGTGCTTATTGATTATGAGGTGAGACCTGATGGTGATATTGAAGTTTTTGTTTTCCACCAACAGAACGCAGATATGCCAGAACGCTTCCAGAACAAACGCATTAAGCACTTTGATGAAGAAGGTGTGCCTGTTTACTTCGAAAACTACGAGCCGTGCGACGTTCCTGAGTCTCGCTGGATAGATATGCGTGTCGAAATGCCAGTGAATTCTATCTACAACCTCAAGCAAGCAGAAGCCGAGCGATTGGCGAAAGAGGAGGCGGAGAGGCAAGCGGAGGAGGAGCAGAAAAGTGAAATTAATATAAAAAGAGAATAATATAGTGCGATAAATTATAAGAAAGTTTCTTCAATGTATTGAAAATTGTTTCAGTTAAAGGTAAAGGTTATATCAAGAGCTTCATTTCGAGATGTTAATTACACTAAAGGGGCACAATATGAAGAGCACTAACTCAATTTCTAAATTAGTGGGATTTCACCTTAAGAAGCTAAGAATACAGCGTGGGCTAACAGCATTTCAGCTAGCTAAACAAGCTGGAATTAAAAGTGAACAGCAATTATATCGTTACGAGAGGGGGATTAATAGGATTGGTATTGATGAATTAATTTCTTCATTACAAGTGTTAGATATTGATATTGGGGAATTTTTTGAACTAATAACTAAAGAAAGTTTAGTTGAAAATGAATTAACAGATATTGATAAGGAAAAACAGTATTTGGATACCCAGATAATAATTACCTCTTCCTCCCATGCTAATTAATCTACTCAAATTGGAATGAGCCAACAGCTTGAGTTGGCTCGTTTAATTTATTTGTCAAAATATTCTATATCTTCCGTTTGGTTTCCTTCGGGGAGCCAGCTATCATCTTCCCAAATCTCTTGCAGCACTTCTTCGATGTAGTCTTTTTTTTCATTCTTTTTTAGCCCATCAATATTTAGGCTAGTATGAGCTCCCCAGCCAATATCCACATTTAATTCAGGGTATTTGTTTTTTAATCTCTTCTCAACTTGAGCTTGAAGCGCTTGAAAGGTGCCGATAGGGAGCTTCCCTTTCATGTTGAGATCAAGTCTTATTTTGATATTAACCATAAATGCTCCTTCATAAATCAAATGGCTGTATTTATATACAGTAAAATGAACTGTAATTATATACAGTAATTCGATAATGGAGATCAAGATGTTTGTTGATTTTATGCGAGTTGGATTGAGAGAGTTGCGCCAGCCGCTTGGCTAGCGCATCTTGTTTATTCGTCAAACAACGAAAATAGCTTTTCGTTCCAAGCGTCGAGAACTTCACGCTTTTCTTTTAAGTAATCGTATCTATCATAGTGTTTTTTAGATACCCCAGGTCTTTTGTGGTTTTGAACCAAGTCGCGCATTTCCGAGCTAATCCCCATCTCCCCAGCCAATGTTTTAAATGTTCGTCTTATGTCTCGTGGTGTGAATTTTTCAAATCCCGTACTTTTGCAAAATTTGTTCAGTTGTTTTGCGAATTCATCTGTTAAGAGGTGGCCTTCTCTGGTGTTACTAGGGAAAAGGAATTTTGATTCTGGATACAGCAATTCTTGAATATTGAGAATATCAATAGCTGGTTGGACTAGAGGAACCACATGATAATCACCAGTTTTTGAAATATGAGGGGGGATTGTCAATGTATTGTTATTTTTATCAAAATTATCACGAGTGTTCGCAATGATTTCCCATGGTCTTTGTCCGGCAACATAAACACAGAATAAAAACAGTCGCGCGTAATCTGGGTTGATAGGACATTCATTGCTTGGCTTATTAAATAACTCCAGCAAGTGTTTTAATTCATCCCATGACAGAAATCTATCTAATGCTTTGTCTGCTCCTTTTTGTCTAGGGACAGCAGCAACAGGGTTTCTATCCAAACCGTAAATAACCCGTTCGTTAATTTTTGCAGGATCGTTGTCAGCAAATAAGCCGAAATTAAACACAGCATGTAAATTAGCCCTAACTTTGTTTGAGCCAGCTAATGCACCGCGATTAATAAATTCAGACAGTATTCTTTTTATATGATCGGGTGTAACATCTTTAGCAGCCATTGATGGGTTTATATGCTTGCTTTCTAAGACCTGATTTAGCCTATTTTGTGTTTTATCGTACGAACGCTTACCTTGTCGCTTCTGATCTTCAATGTAGTCGTCAAAGAGCTGTTTTACAGTTGCGTGTTCATATTTAATTTTTTCAGGTGATGACGATTCAGCGGCAGCAGCGACAGATTTTACAGCGGCATCAGCTAATGATAAATTTGGATAGTCACCAAGAGATATGAATTTTTCTTTTCCATCTTTGAAGTAACGATAAACAAAAACCTTTCTTCCTGATGGATATGTTTTTACGCCAAGTCTGCCAGTGCCCCTAGTCGCTGATGCTTGCCAAGTATAGTACGCAGATTTCTTAGGCTTCAATCCTCGTATTTTACTATCTGTCAGTAGTATGCTTGCCAT